AAGGTGCGGGCTTTTTATTTGAGTACAGATCAGTCTATCCGATGTGTCGCCTATGTGTCGCCATACCCCACAGGAAAACTAAGTAACTTATTGATATTCAGGTATAAAACGACAAAACAAAGCAGTCCCGTCCGGACCGCTTTCAAAATAACGAAAGCCGCTTAAATATACTGAAACGTATTTTAAGCGGCTTTTTCGCTTGTTAGCGGGGGCTGATAGTATAAATTTTGATCTTTCAGGCTTGTATAGTCTAGCTTCCGTGTCGCCTATGTGTCGCTATACCTGAAGTCGATAGGTTTGTAATACCTAACGACATGGCAACTCTAAAATTCTATCTGAAGCGTCCAAAGGACAAAAATGGTGAGCTGAAAAAGACTCCCGTGCCGATCAATTTAAAGTTCACCATCAACCGGGATAACCGGTTTGAACTCTCAACTGGTGAGCAGATCCCAGCAACACAGTGGCTTCCAGAAAAACAACAGGCAAAATCAAGTTATAAAGGGTCGATTGAACTCAACCTCACTTTATCCAGGATATCCACCGACATAATTCAGTTGTGGCGCGACAACAAAACACTGTCCCTATCCGAGCTGAAAGAGATGGCCAGCAACGTGGTCAAGTTTGGCAACCCCATTCAAAAAAAAAGCCACACCCTTACAGCATTCGTTCAGGACTTTATAAAGAGATGCGAAGAAGGGAAGATAAAACGGAAGCCGGGCACAGTCCAAGTTTATCGATCGACTCTGGATCATCTCTTAAACTTTGCCGAGAAGAAACAGATTGATCTGACGTTTGAGGCCGTCGATCGGGAGTTCTATGAAAGCCTGCTTCAATACCTGTGGGATGACGAAGGGCACGAAGACAATACCGTAGGGAAAATCATCAAGACACTAAAATTTTTCCTGCGTGAGGCCTGGGAAGCCGACCTACACACAAATCTTTCATTCAAAAAGAAATGGTTCAGCGTGCTATCGGCTGATGTAGATGAAATCTACCTGAACAGTGATGAAATACTAAAAATCTACAATCTTGACTTATCGCGTAACAAAGCCCTCGAAGAGAGCAGAGATCTTTTCATTTTTGATTGTTGGGTAGGTGTCCGATACAGCGACCTAGCGATCATCCGGCCCGAACACATTCAGGAAAGATATAATGGAAAACTTCTCCGTATCGTAACAACGAAAACGGGAGAAGATGTTGTTATCCCCTTCCATCAGTTAGCGGACTCTATTTATCAAAAGTATGGCAGGAGTTTGCCAAAGATCGCCAGTAACCCAGAGTTCAATGCACATCTCAAGGAGATTGCACGCATAGCCGGACTTACTGAAAAAGTTCAGCGCCGTAGCACCATACGCGGTGTTAAGTCATTTGAATGGCTGGCAAAATGGGAAACGGTCGTTGCTCACACGGCGCGCCGATCGTTCGCAACTAACTGTTACAAGATGGGCATTCCGACCCGATCAATAATGGCTGTTACCGGACATAAGACTGAAAAGTCTTTCCTGAAATATATCCGGATCACGAAAGAAGAGCACGCTGAAATAATGCTCCAACACTTCAACGCGAATCCTTTAATGAAAATAGCATAAAGATGATCTGTGGCAAAGTAACATATCAGAACCAGCACGAAGCAGAGGATTCTATAAAAGGAATCTCCAAGGACAAGGGAGCAACACGAAGTAAGAAATATCCAGTGCGTGCTTATTTCTGTAGTGACTGTCGCGGATGGCATCTCACATCCGATAAGAAAAAATCACACGCGCCCAAATCGGTGACCGTGGAGGTTCATACGAAGGACGCCGCACCACAGAACAAACCCCTGAAGATTTTAGACCTCACCTTCCGGACCTTCGGTGAGGAGATGATCCGCGGGCGGTTCGCCAATGAGGCGGCACCGAACAAGTAAAGACTTGGGTTTTGGGTTTTAGCCGGGCCTTCGTGGTGGTTGCGCCCGGCGTTTTTTATTTCAAACATAAAATCAAATTGATATGAATCGAAAAACATTCATCACTTCTATAATTGGCATCGTCGCCGCTCCATTTACAATAAAGTCAGAACCGGGGAACAAGCTACCTAGAGAAAGGCCTGTCGAGGTGAGTGACGTGGAGGATTTCGTAAGGAAAGAAATCGATCGCCGGTTAAAAACAACGGTCAATGGGAGTGACTTATTTGTAATCTTTAATAGAAAATAGTTGGTATGACACACATCGAAGAACTGAAAGCAGAAAAGGAAACTCTTCTTAAAAAGAGAGAACAGATCAACGAAGAGTCGGCCAACCTTAAAATCAAAGCACGGTACAATGATAAACGTATCAAGGTGATTGATGACGAGCTCGCAGAGTATGGCAACACTGAAGAGACGGAAGCCGGAGAAGCTTCCCAGTAGGAACAGGTTCCGCGCATTCTATCAGTCCGCTCGTTGGCATGCGTATAGCCGTGCTTATCGAAAGAAGCACCGACTATGCGTTCAATGCTTATCTGAAGGCATAACACATATGAGTGAATGCGTCGATCACATCATACCAATGGATGAAGGCGGTGATCCTTGGGATGAAAAGAACCATCAGGCTTTATGCTTGAGACACCATAACCAAAAAACAGCTAACGAGAATAAAGGATGGAACAAGCGGGACTAACGTATAAGCTAAAGCCTCGTCCCGATGGCAACTGGTCGGTTGTGCATACACCAATGATAGACACAACCTGTGCGGATAGTAATGGTGTGCGTGAATGTATACCAGGTGAAGAAGAGGAAATTAAGGTAGGACCTCTGCAAGAATGTGAGATGTTTATACAGAACAGTCAGTTGTTGCAATGTGAGAATGTTGCTGAGTGGGTATAGGGGGTGTCAAAATCACAGGAGATCCAACATTCCGAAACCGCAGCGCCCCGAAAATTTTCCGCACGCAATGTTTCAAACTAAATTTTTAGGTATAAAAACCGCAAAATGAGAGCAAAAACGAAGGAAGATAAGGAATTACAGGGCACATACGAGCCTAGTAGAGAGGGTCAAGAGGCTGTAGAGTTTGATCGTTATGCAATTAATCCGGTAGCACCAAAGGAATGGCCGCCTCACATACAAAAAATATGGTCCGACCGGTGCCAGGACTTAAAAAATACCGGTTATCTGGCGAAGGCTTTTATACCTCTCCTGCGCCGATATTGTTTTGCAATTCTACAAGCGGAAGAGGCGGAGACGCATCTACTACGTGACGGATTTGTGACCTATGAAACTGGCACAGAAGGTCAACAATATGAAGTGGTTTCCAAGTGGGTAAATGTTTTGGACAACGCAAATAAAACTATCGAGCGTATAGGCGTAAAGTTTGGGTTCTCTCCGCTTGATGTTCAAAAAATTCCCGCAGTGCAGAAGAAAGAAGGTGTTGAAATGAGTTTATTAAAATGACGGCGTTAGAGCGGTTTGAACAGTTAAAAAAAAAATATTATTACGATGAAAAAGCGGCTGAGGAAAAAATAGCTTTCATTGAGAAACACTGCCGCCACGTGGAGGGTGATTTATACGGGGAGCCGCTAGTACTGCCAGACGCTTTTAAAAACGAAATCTTGCGTCCGATATTCGGGCTAAAAAGAAAAAAAGGTGGTAAAAGATTAATTCGAAAAGTTTACTTACAGATGCCACGGAAGAATGCTAAGACAACAATGTGTGGAGGGATTGAAAACGCTTTACTTTTTAATGACGGGGAACCATCAGCTCAAATTTATAACTGCGCAGGTGATGACGAGCAGGCAAGTTTGTTATTTAAGTCAACATCTAAAATGGTAAACCTCGATCCGGTTTTACGTAAGGCATCAAAAGTATTTCAGGGATCTATTGTTTATAAAGATTCGTTCATAAAGAAAATCACATCCAAGTCAGATACAAAGCACGGTTTTAATTCACATGGGTGGATATATGACGAAATACACGTTGCAAAGAATCGTGATCTATACGATACGTTGAATACCTCGACCGGTCAGCGTTCAAACCCGTTAGGCATAATGATTACCACCCCTGGGACGGATAAACTTTCAATTTGCTATTACCACTACTCCTACTCAAAAAAATTACTTGATGGCGTTATTGAAGATGACACGTATTGGTGTGTGATCTATGAAAGCGATCCGGCGGCTGATATACTTTCTCCCGAGACGTGGCGGGCGGCAAATCCACTCTATGATTACTCGGAAAACTTGCGCGAGTCGATCGCGGCAGAAGCCAAAGAGGTAGAGAATGATCCGGCCAATGAGAACGCTTTTCGTCGGCTAAGGCTCGGGCAGTGGACATCGTCCGAAACAAAATGGATCAAGACAGAGTACTGGACTTCTTTATCAGGATCGATAAAGCCATCACAGTATGAAGGGGACATTACCTGGCTGGGGCTCGATCTCTCCAGCACATCAGACTTAACCAGTCTATGCCGCTTATACGACGATGGTACGGCTATTATTCCATTCTGGGATCTGTGGATTCCCGAGGCGGCAGCAGAAGAGTATGAGAAGAAATTCAATGTGCCCTATTCACTTTGGGCGAAGGCTGGACACATCAATATTGTTCCTGGTAATACAATTGATTTCGGACTTGTTGAGGAAAAAATTTTAGAGATCAACGAGCAGAACAGCATTCGATCAATGGGATATGATGAGTGGAATAGCCGGGACTTGGCCGCAAGACTTCAGGAAAAGCACAGCATTGAGGTAATGATTAACGCGCAGGGATACCGGCTGAGTAACGCTTTAAAGAAGATCAAGGAAAGAATAATGAATGGCGGTGTCGCTCATAGCGGGAACCCGGTGGTCACATGGACATTTGACAATATTTTGATAAAAGAAAGCGATGAAGGGAATATTAAGATCGTGAAGCCGAAGAGCTCCGGAGGTGGAAGTGAGCGGCGTGAAAAGAAAATCGACCCGTGGATAAGTTTCGCTATGGCTGTCAATGAATGGATGATCGATATACCTCGCAAGTCGGTTTACTCAGAAAGGGGGGTAATCAGCATATGAAGCTGGACATCTACCAAAACGGTCGTCTTCTTTATTCTATCGAGAGCACGGATAGTCTATCCCCGACCGATATCGCTGTCGTTTCAAAAAATGTTCTACAAAAATCTTCTATCAGTGCCGAAGGATTTGATGATTTGTTTTTTGATTCTCTGAAGGAAAGCAGGAGTCATAAAGAAGCTTATTTCAAAGCGGAGGAGAAGCACTTTAATATTTTCGGAACGAAGCGGTACACTGATTTTGATAGCTACCGGATATCAAAAAGTAACAGGTTGAAGAAATGAAAGTACATGTAGTTACTCCATACCGCACAGATAAAAACCTCGGGCTTGCATACAACGAGGCCATAAGCCAGATACCGAATGATGATTGGGTGTGTCTCATTGACTATGACGTGTGTTTTCTTACGCCGGATGCGATTGCAATACTTAACGGATACGCTGAACAAAACCAGGACGCGGGGTTAATGACCTGCTACACCGGGCGAATACATCCGCTGGCCAAGCATCAGCTCTTATACGGACAGGTTACCGATAATGCGGACATAAACTTTCATATCTCCCGGGCCGAAGGGCAAAAGAAGTTCCTGTATAAGACGACCGAGATTAAAAAAGAGATATCCGGGTTTTTGATGATGGTCAGTAAGAAGACCTGGAACGAAAATAAATTCACAGAAAACGGGAAGTGCCTGGGAGTCGATAATGATTATTGTTGGCGATTGCTGGCAAGTAATAAAAGTATCCTTCGGATGGATGGGCTCTACGTGTGGCATACTTACCGCTTAAAAAATGGGATTACAGATAAAACACATTTAAAATGAGCAACTCATTAATTGCTGAAAGAAAAAAGATTGATCAAATATTTAAAGACATGACAAAACTAATGCTGGTTAATTGCATTCTGCAATTCTTCTTCATCAGACTTACACGATGCTACAAGACCGAATTAGTAGGCAATGATCCACTCTTCAGTGTCGCTACTATAAAACGATATTACGCAATTATGTACTGGGTATTCCCGTTCACAGGATGGAAAAATGAGTACATATACATCGGCAAGAAAAAATTTTTGAAGATAACAAAACCCGTTGCGGCAAAATGAGTAAAGTAATATACACAGCCATTATCGGAGAGTATGACGACCTGAAGCAACCCCGATTTCTTACCCAGGGCTGGCGCTATATCTGCTTTACAGATCAGGATTTGAAGCTACCACGGGACAATAAATGGGAGATCGTGAAAGTGCCCCAAATGGAATGCGGTCAATCAAAGACAGCACGCTACCATAAGATCAATTTTCATCGGGTGTTAGCGCAGTTCAATCCTGAGCTTAGTATTTGGATTGATGCAACGTTCGCCATAAATACGAACCTTGATCGATGGATACGACGACATAAGGCGCCATTCTCTGTGATCAAACATCCCTTCGATGACTGCATTTATACCGAAGCGGCGAACTGCATCAAGATTTCGCGCGGTGACCCAATGGATATAATGGCTCAGGTGACCGATTACAGACGTGAAGGCATGCCGGAACGAGCTGGCCTGATTAGTAGTGGCATTCTCGTCCGGAATCATACCGATGAAGTCGCGGCCTTTTGTGAGCAGTGGTGGAGTGAAGTTTTAAAATACTCTTCTCGCGATCAGATATCCTTTTCTTATTTACGCTGGAAAACTCAAATGAATCCGCACGTTTACCAGTGGGATTACACCACGCAGAAAGAATTTTTCCACGTTCCACACCTTCATAAAAAATGGAGAGAAGGACGATTAGAGCAACTTGAATCAATTTCGGTAAAATGAATAACCTTACAGCTACACGAAATGAAGCTACCGGGCGCTGGACTATCCAGGGACTCGAACCCAGTGAAGAGACTTTCGGAAGAATCTGCGAAATGTTACGATCTAATGTTCCTTTCAAATTCTCGCGATTCGGAGATGGTGAATGGAATTGTATGTTTGGTAAGAAAGGAACCAACTGTGATCGACACCAGTATTTCCCGGAGATGGGGGCTGAACTTCGCAGGGTTTTGCTTTCAGAACCCAAATATATGGTCGGCATTCAGCCGCTTTCACTCAGTTATGAGCGATCCGAGCAAATCAAAGAGTTTTGCCAGGACTTAAAAATTGACTGGTATGATGCGGACGCGCTACACAGTGCAAGCATCGATGGCAAATTATCAGAATTCTTTTATGCGCTAAAGAACCGGTACGTTATCTTGGTCGGCCCAGCTCACCTGGCTGATCTATTTGATTGTGTCCATATTGTCATCCCTCCGGTAGACTGTTGGTTATTGCATGGCAATACAGTAAACCTTATAGAAGATCACTTGGAAGATGTTGATAATGCCGTGGTTTTACTCTGTGCGTCGATGACTTCCGAGGTCATCATCGACGAATTCAGCGACACTCATCACACGTTCATAGACTGCGGAAGTGTTTTCGATCCTTATGCTGGAGTTAAAAGTAGGAAGTATCACCATAAACTGAGAATATGACTTATAAAGACATACCCGGATACTGCGATTACCACTGGTTTTACAAACGAGTGTTCGACGTGTTGCCGATTAACGCGAACGTTGCAGAGATCGGCGCTTACTTAGGTCATTCTGTGGTATATATGGCCTCCCTTGCTCGCGACAATGCAAAGCCGATAAAGATTTATGCCGTGGATACTTTTGAAGGATCGGAAGAACATAAGAAAAAAGGCATTTACAATTTCGCGGATAAGTATTTAGATAATTTATATGCCTGTAATGTCGGAGAGTATACCCACACCTTCACAATGACCAGTGTTGAGGCGGCGAATCACGAAAAATTAAGTACAACCCTTTTCGATTTCATATTCATCGATGCGGCGCATGATTATGAAAGTGTGAAAACTGACATTCAAGGTTGGATGACGAAAGTTAAACCTGGCGGAATTCTCGCTGGTCATGATTATGTGGACCGATGGCCCGGCGTTAAACTGGCAGTCGATCAATTATTACCGAATAGAACTGTAGAACAAAACATATGGTGGATACGACTATGAAAACCAGAACAGACGTACTGAACCATTTAATCCAAAAGCACCACCTTAAAAGATATCTCGAGATAGGTGTGCAGGATGCAGCACAGAACTTCGATAAAATTATTTGTCCTGAAAAGATCGGCGTTGACCCTGATCCCGACGCTAAGGCTACGTATTGCATGACAAGTGACAAGTATTTCAATATGGCTCATGCTCACATGTATCATCCGGATCTTATATTTATCGATGGACTCCACACCGCCGAACAAGTAAAGAAAGACTTTGAAAACGCGTTGAAGATTCTTTCGCCAAACGGATTCATCGTTCTGCACGATTGCAGCCCAGAGAAAGAAGAGCACACAATCGTTCCACGTCCAACGGCGCGCGGGCATTGGAATGGTGATGTATATAAGTTCGCTGTTACAATTTCGAATAAAAGAAAGTATACTGTTGATGTTGATAACGGATGCCTTGTATTTAATGCGTCTGGTAATATTCTCTACCAGGTAGATGAGTTCACAAGAGACGTGAAATGGGATTATTTTGACAAACATAGAAATCACCTTCTCAACCTGATCACCTGGGAAGAATTCGTAAGTCTATGAATTTAGCCCTTCTCGTTTTCAGCTTCGATCAATACGCATGGCTATGGCCTGGCTTTTATAAGGCATTCCGAGAGAATTGGAACCTTATTCATCCTCAAAGCTATTTTGCATCGGATGTAGAGACCGAAAATAACGTTGGTGAACCCTTCAAAATGCTGTACAGCGGATCGGGTGAGTGGTCCGATCGCTTGAAGCGCGTTCTGCTACAAATCCATGCCGATTATATCTTTTTGATGCAAGAGGACCACTATCCAACCAAAAAGCCGCCAAATCTTTCCGAAATGATGCAAATTGTTTCTGAAAGAGACCTTTTTCGCCTCCAATTGAGCCCCGTAAACCGCTTTTATGCCCTCGAAGGCTCCGATTTACCCCTCTTTTTTGATCCTTCGAGCAAGTATTTGGTCTCACATCAGCCCTCAATTTGGCTTAAAGACTTCCTTTTATCATGCCTGGAACGGGGGGAAACCCCTTGGCAAAACGAGTACAAAGGGACTCTTCGGCTCAATAATAAGCCCGAAATCAGGCAAAAAATCGCGATTTACCCATGCGATTGGTATGCGCACAAGTGCTATAAAGGCAAATGGATTGACTAAAACTAAATTTTTAGTTATGTTTATCTCGCGATCCTGAAACGCTACATGGATTGAAGACATTAAAGCCTCCCATAGGCGTAAAAGTGGGAGGCTTTTTCATTTAACGTAATTCCGTTACTCTAATCCTCGCGCCGAACCTTGGAAGTTTGTGAAAACAAATTTAAAAGGTGGGATTCGTTAAGCATTGCCTTTCGTACTTCTATCCTGAGCTTCGGGGCTCCTTCCCGAATCTCGAAAATCCATCTACCCCCCTATCCGCATTTTTTAATGACCCAAAAACAACTACCGGCATCACTGTTACTGAGGAAAATTCGATGGGAGTTGGCGCCTATTTCTCCTGCATCAAGGTGATCAGCGAGACGATGGCGCAAATGGACTTGGAGGTCATCGAAAGAGTTGGTAAAACTACTCGCGTTAATACCTCGCATCCAAACTACTGGTTATTACATGCAGACCCTTCCCCCGATTACAACAGATTCGAGTGGATACAGAGCATGCTTGTTTGGGCTTGTTCCTGGGGCAATGGTTATTCTGAAATTATCCGCGACCGGTTTGCTAATGCAAAGCGTCTTGATATCCTTCCTGCTTATCAAGTAACTCCTAAAAAAACTGATCGCGGTAAACTGTACTATGAATACATAGACGAGAAAGGTAAAACGAGAGTGATCATGTCGGAGGATATGATTCACTTGAAAAATCTTGGAACAAATGGGATTGTTGGACTAAGTACAGCGCAGATTCAAAGAGAAACACTTGGCAACGCATTGGCTAAGCTACAGCAAGAAGGTTCATTTTATGCTAATGGAGCGAAAGCATCTGGTATTCTGATGACACCAGGCACAATGGGGGCGAAAGAGCGGAATAACCTGGAGTCGAGTTTTGATAAAGCCAACTCAGGTCCAAAGAATCGCTTCAAAACCATCGTTCTGGAAGAAGGAGTCAAGTATCAGCAACTCACCATTCCACAAAATGATGCCCAGTTCCTTGAATCCAAAAAATACGATCGATCCGAGATCGCAGGCTGGTTCCGGGTGCCTCCCTATAAAATAGGCGATCATGAAAAGTCCACATACTCAAATATCGAAGGACAAGAGAGATCCTTCGCTAAGGATACAATGGTGCCATGGACTGTTCGCTTTCAACAGGAGCTCGATCGGAAACTATTTTTCGAATCTGAACGCAGACGCTTCGGAACACAATTCAATCTTGACGACTTGATCAAGGGCGATATAAAAAGCCGCTTTGAAGTGTACAAGATGGGTGTTGAAAATGGAATTCTTAAACCCAAGTGGGTAACAGAGGCAGAGGGATGGCCGACTGAAGGCCATCCGGAGACAGATCAGTTCTTCATGAACGGTGCAATGAAGTCAGTTAAGCAGATACTCACGGAAACAGAAACAAATGTCGCAGCATAAAAAATTTATTTTCGGAACCATCCGTGAATTTGATCGGGCTAAAGTAGAGGAAAGCCGGACGATTGAATTTATAATTTCATCTGCCGCAAAAGATCGACACAGGTCAGTTGTAAACATGGACGGATGGCACCTTGATAATTTCAATCGCAATCCAATTGTGGGATATCAACATAATGTATACGGCGGAAATATGTGTACTCCTGATGATCCTGATGATGTGATTGGATCAGGTCGAGCATGGGTTGAAGAGATCGACGGTCAAAAGTTGCTGATTGGAGAAGTAAAATTTGAACCTGCTGACATCAACCCTAAAGCAGAAAAGATCTTCCGGAAAGTTCTGGCTGGCACGCTGCGCGCTACGTCAGTAGGGTTCATGGAGATTGGCAAAGGAGAATGGAGAAAGAATTTTGATGACAACGGAAATGAGCTTGACCGTACATATTACTTCAAGGGTCAAGATCTTCTTGAATTCTCCATCGTCAATATTCCTTCGAACCCGGAAGCAGTTGGAAGGTCAGTTTCCGTTCAAACTGATTTTGCATTGGCTTATGTAATGAGGTTCTTTCCTGAAGATGTAAGCATCAAAGACATAAAGCAAATGACAGTTCAGCAAGTATTAGATCAAGTAGCTGGGAAGGCATCTGAAATACCAACGGATCCCCCTGAGGGGAAATCTAAAGCTCTCTTTGAGAGGAGACTTAAACGGATATTATCCGACATACAAAACTAATTTTTTCACACACACACTTCACACCTCACACAATTATGGCAATCAAGGCGAAAGACCTGAGACACAAAGCCGGACAAAAGGCAGCTCGCCAGAAGGAAATTCTGGACAATGCTACCGATAAGCTAACTCCGGATCAAGAAAAAGAATTCGATGCGCTTCACGATGAAGAACAAGAACTTTTGCGACAAGCAAAGAAAATCGAAGAGACGGAAAAACGAGAAATCGAAGAGTCTGAAGAAACCCGCGAAGTTGAAAAGACTTTGAAAAAGGGTGATCGCACCCCGGAAGAGAAAAAGAAACTTGAAGCCATCGCCCTGCGCGAATTCATGGCCACCGGATCTGTTTCTCAGGAACTTCGTGAGTTCATGAAGCCAGCAAAAGCTGAGAAGGATGATAATTCGTGGATCGATCGCGAGTTGAAGCAATTCGGTATTATCCGGGCTGCACAACAATCAACGACCGATGGTTCCGGTGGTTACACTATTCCACAAGGTTTCCAAGCTGAACTCGAGAGAGCTGTGCTTGCCTTTGGCGGTATGTTCGAAGCAGCGCGCACCTGGAATACGACGACCGGTAACAACGTTGACTGGCCGACAGTCAATGATACCGCTAACGAGGCGTATCAACTTTCTGAAGCAGGGAACGCTGAAACCAATGCGGTAAAAATCACAGACGCTTCTCAGTCTTTCGAAGCGTATAAGTGGACTTCCGGTCTTATCCGTGTGTCTTCGGAGCTTATTCAGGACAGTGCATTTGATATGCCAAGCCTGGTTAACGAATTGCTCTCTGAGCGTATGTTCCGCGGCGGTAACCGTGTATTCACTACTGGCGATGGATCTACGAAACCCAAAGGAGTTGTAACAGCATC